TTCGATAAACCGATAAATCTAGAAGCGGGGGATAGCTTAAAAGCTTTGGCTTCAAGCACTAATCTTATGACCGCATTCTTAAGCGTATTGGAGATAACCTAATGGCTTATATAGGAGCTCAACCAGGTGATACACCAACCCATAGTCATCAGACTTTTTATGGCTTTAAATTAGACAAAAGTAATGGAGGTCTAACTGTAGAAGTTATAGATGACGCCTCAGTAAAACTGCCTGACAGTACCAACATTCAAGATGACAGTGATTACAAGGACTACTTCTGGTCCCAAGATAAATTAGTGTACCAATGGGGTACAAATGGACATATAGAAGTAGTGTATGAATGATTACTAAAGTAAAAATAATTTTTCTGTTTTAGAATCACAACTGAAGAGGTAAAGGAAAAAAAATTCTTGACATAAAATGTCAGGCTTGCTATAATAATAGCATGGAGAATCAAGGAAAATGAGCACAACTATTGATTTAGGAAAACTACGATTTAATTGGGTTGGAGAGTGGGCGTCAAGCACCCAGTATGAATCCAATGACTTGGTGCGTTACGGTGGTGACGTATTCGTTTACATTTATGCGCTAAAAACAAGCGGTAATCTAACCACAAACGCAACCTATTGGGCATTAGTTCAAGAAGGATTGTCGTGGAAAGGTGAATACGCTGCAGCAACTGCATACAAGGCTCACGAAGTGGTACACCATGCTAATAACGCATATGTATGTATCCTTACTGAACCATCTGCAGGTAATGCACCTCCAAACGCTACCTACTGGCAGCTATTAGCTACAGGTGTTAAATTTGAAGGCGCGTATGACAATTCAACGGTATATCAGGTAGATGATATCGTTTATTATGGTGCCAATACTTATATCTGTGTTCAAAATTCAGCGGGAGGCAATCTTCCCACCGCCGCAGCGTATTGGAATACATTCTCACATGGTATTCAATGGGAGGGAATTTATAACAATTCCTCCGCTTACCAGAAAGATGATGTAGTCACTTATGGTGCCAACGTATATATCTCAAAAATGGACAACGTGGGTCAATTACCCACAGACGCAGCCAAATGGGATGTGCTCACAAGCGGTATTAAATATACTGCTGCTTGGGACACTGCTAAAGCCGATTATAAAATTTCTGACGTAGCTACTCATGGTGGCAACGCATATATTGCCACAGCTGATAATCCTACTCAAGGTAGTGATCCTTCTGTTAACACTACACATTGGGATGTATTGTCCTCTGGTATTGATTGGATGGGCCCGTGGGCTATTGGTACTGCTTATCAAAAAGATGATGTTGTATCTTATGGTAGTAATACCTACATCGCTCGCATCACGAACACAGGTGATAACCCTGCAACAGTTGGAGCTTCTTGGGAGCGTATGACTGCTGGTATTGAATGGATAGGTGTTTGGGCTATTGGTACTAATTATACTAAAGATGACATTGTGTCTTATGGAGCTTCTACCTTTATTGCACTAGCAGATACTGTAGGTGATAATCCGGGGGTAGTTACAGCTAAATGGCAAGGTCTGGCTGCTGGCGTTCAGTTTATTGGTGCTTGGGCTATTGGTACTGCTTATACTGCAGGTGATATTATTTCTTATGGAGGTAGTACCTATGTTGCACTAGCAAATACTACAGGTGATAACCCTGTAACTATTACAGCTAAATGGCAGCCATTTAGTGTGGGCTTAGAGTTTATAGGAGTTTGGGCTACTGGTACTGCTTATACTAAAGCGGACATCGTAACTTATGGTGGTAATAGCTATATTGCTAAAATAGATACTACAGGTGACATTCCTGACTTAATTACAGCTTCTTGGGAGCGTATGACTGCGGGGTTTAGGCACATAGGTGCTTGGGCTACTTCTACTGCCTATCTACTGGATGACATCGTAACTTATGGTGGTCAAACTTATAGGACATTATCATCACACTCTTCCGGAGTGTTTGCAACAGACTTAGCTGCATCTAAATGGGCGAAGTTTTCAGGTGGAATGGACTGGAAAGGCAATTGGGCAACGTCCACAGTCTACAAGGTTAATGATATTGTGAATTCAGGCGGGGCGGTGTACGTAGCTACTGCAGATCACACCGCAAGCTCATTTGGTGCAGACTCAGCACATTGGGATAGTTTTGCAAATGCGGGTACAGACGTAGCAACAATAATTACCACACATGGAGATTTCTTAGTTCGTGACGCAACAGGACCAGCAAGACTGGGCCCTGGTGCAAATGGTCAAATATTACAATCAGGGGGAGCTAATGCAAACCCGAAATTTCTAGCACAAGGTACTGACGGCCAAATATTACAATCAGGAGGAGCAGCCGCTGATCCGAAGTATCTAGCACAAGGTACTTCAGGACAACTTTTAACGTCGGCAGGCGCTGCCGCTGATCCCACTTGGGAAACTCCAGCAGTAGCTGCCGGATTTACCATAGCTGGCTACTTAATGTATTCATAGGAACTTAAAATGACAGAAATAGTAAAAGTATTTAAAAACACTGGGGGCACCCCTATAGTACCTGCGGACATGGATGCGGTTGTAGACTATACTCTACATACTACATCATCCTCCGAAAACGTTGTTATTAAAGACGTGCACTTCAAGGTTGGGGGCACGACTAGCGGTATAGCTCGCATCAATCCCGTCCTCACCTTAAATGGGACTCCGGTGAGATCAGCAACAGGGGGGTCTCTCGAAGTTGACAGTAATATTATAATGGGCCCTAGTTCGACATTGAAGGTTACATTTGACCCGACGAGCGGAGGTACTGTTGAATCTGATTATTTTAAGGGAATGTTTTTTACTGAGAGCTCCACTGGTGTACAAATGCTTAAAAGTGATGGCACCAGTACAACTATGTCATCAGTCGCTAAACTCAACGCTAATAACTTTAGCACGGACGATGCCTGCGCGGCAAAGGTGGGTAATGAGATCCGTTACTTCAGGACCTATAGCAATACTATTTATGAGTATAATGAAGCTGCTGCTACTGCTAACACCCCACTCTCTTCTTGGAGCTACGGTTCTACTGGCTATTCTATAACAACAGATGGCACCTATCTTTATAGAGGACACGGCTCATCAGGTTCTACTCCAATTTTTAGAACAAAAATATCTGACAGGTCGACAACTACATTACAAACAACAGCTAACTATGGTGGACCTACAAGTAACCAAGGTGCTGGTTTTCATTATTACAAGGATCCAACTACTGGAACTGGATACATATTTAGCAAGTACAATGGACCAGCATCAACCTTTTTCAGAATTAACCTTACAACTTTGGGTGTAACTACATATAGCAATGGCGATTATTCGACAGGTAGCTATTCTGATGGAGGTTTTGTAACAACTACTCTTGCTGGAGTACCCTATGTTGTAGAGATAGGAGATACTAGTTGGTGGTACCATAATATAAATACCGGTGTTGTCGTTAAGCGTACTGAAGATAGTCAAACATCAACGGAATACGCACAAGGTGGTACAGAAATCGCACCGGGGATAGGTCTTATTTTTGGAGAGCAAAGCGATCGTGCGACAATAATAGATATGAATCCTGCTACTCCCACTTTCGTTACCTATACGAGCTCACACGGTTATACTACAGACTACGCCTATGGTAACAGGTTCGGTTTCGCAGGGTATTTATCAACTACTTGGGAACCCCCAAAGGACTACGAGTATAGTGCTTACGTAAGTGGCATAGAGATTACATAGGAAACTAAAATGACAGACACAGTAAAAGTATTTAAAAACACATCAGGCACTCCCATCGTACCAGGGGATATGGATGCAGCTATAGACTACACTGTACATACTACATCATCCTCCGAAAGAGCCGTCATTAAAGACTTGGAATTTACTTGTGGTGGAAACGGCATGGCCCGCGTCAGTCCCCTCACCGTTGAGTTAGATGGGTTCCCGGTGGTCACAGGAACAGACGGCGTTCTAGCAGTTGAGGGCAGTCTTATAATGAACCCCAGTTCGACATTGAAGGTTAAAGCGACGCCGATATCAGGCTACGTCGGCACTTCTGATTATTTTAAGGGCATGGCTTTTTTCGAGAGCAGCACAGGTAGACAATTCCTCACAGGTAATGGTGCCGATACTGCCTCAATAAGCCCCACTTTGCAAAGTGGTTCTGGCCATCCCTCTGATGATGCCACAGGTGCAATTGTTTATGGAACACTGCATGGTGGCGTAATTGGTGGGACACGCTTCTACTATCGGCTATATTCTAATAATATTAAGAAGTATAATGAAGCTGGTACTGAGGTGCACAGCTGGACTTATGGTTCTACCGGCTATGGTATGTGTAATGACGGAGTATACATTTATAGATCGGCATCGGGGTCTACAACTACAATTTACAGAACGAAAATGTCTGACCAATCTGAGTCCACCATATACACAACTGGAGGTAGTTATAATGCACCTAGAGCAAACCAGGGTTCTTGTTTTACATATCACAAGGGCTACATATACTCTAGAGACGAAGCTGGCAGCTCGTATGTTGACAAAATTCGCCTTTCGGACATGAATTGTACAAGAACAAATCATAGTGACTTTAACCTTGGAGGTTATAGTGACGGGGGTTTCGCAACAACCGCTACGGACGGAACGAATTATCTTGTAGAGGCTGGCACTAGCTATTGGTGGTATTACAATATAGATACCGATATTGTAACAAGAATTAGTGCAGGGACTCAGTCATCAACAGAATATGGCAACGGTGGTACAGAAATCGCGCCGGGAGTAGGTCTTATTTTTGGAGAGGAAACTGATCGTGCAACAATAATAGATATGAATACTAAAAGTATGACAACCGTTCAGAGCAACAACCCACTTCATACCTATACTACAAATTATGCATATGGCAACAGGATAGCTTTCGCAGGAATTTTGGGAAGCGTGAAGGATCCTTCCCTTCAAAACTTTAATTACCAAGTCTACGCAAGCGGCGTAGAGCAGACATAGAGGTCAAATTATGGCTTTAAAAGCAAAATCAGGAGCAGCAGGGTCATCAGCATCAAGCGGTGCAGCCGTAGGTCAAGCCTTATATGGTTATGGCAATGGTGCTTATACTTGGACCTGTCCAACGGGTGTGACAACGGTTTGTGTTGTTGCTATTGGAGGCGGAGCCGGTGGTGGTGGTACTTCAAGTGGTTATGGCGGTGGGGCCGGCGGCGGACTAGGTTGGAAGAACGATATTGCAGTTACTGCCGGTACAGAATATGACGTAGTGGTTGGTAGGGCTGGTGATGAAGGTAGCGGTGGTAGTAGAAACGGGGGAGATTCGTATTTTATAGATGCCACCACAGTAAAAGGTGGAGGCGGAGTAGCCTATGCTGCAGGAGGCTACGTTGGTACCGGTGGCGGCAACGGGGGTACTGGAACTAGTTCTAATGCTGGTGGAGGCGCTGGTGGCTATACTGGTGCCGGTGGAAATTATAGCCAAAGCGGGAGCGGCGGTGGTGCCGCTGGTGGAGGACCCTACTCTTCAACTCATGGTTGGTCAGCTGGTGGCGGTACGGGACCTTTTGGTCAAGGTAGTTCTGGTACTTTTGTAAATTATGCTGGCGGAGAGGGAGGCTCTGGAGGAGAAAACGGTTGTAGTGGAGAAAATCCCCATCGTTCACACGGCACCAGCGAGATTAGAGGCGGTCTCTACGGAGGCGGGGGCGGTGGAACTGGTGATGGCGCTGATAACAAGGGTCTTAAAATAGGTGGGCGAGGTTGTGTTCGTATTATATGGGGAGCAGGACGAGCTTTTCCTTCAACTAAGTGTGGAGATATGTAATGACAGTATATTATAATTTAGTAGATGAGGATGGTGCTGTAGTCGAAGGCCCTATTTCTTATCGACAAGTGAAAATAAAAACAGGTCTTAAAGATCAAGTTGGCTTAGATGAACTTGGATGGAAAGAACACCATGAACCACAGGCTGCGTTCGTATTTACAGACGCGATAATTGCAGAGTTTATTAGAACTACTCGCGATAGCCGATTAGCAAACTCCGATTGGACACAAGCGGCGGATAGTCCTTTATCAGATGCCAAAAAAGCCGAATGGGCTACTTACAGACAAACACTTAGAGATA